CGCCGCCATTGGGGATTACCGCGCTTCCAGCACTGGTATTCCCCTCAATGGTATACACCTTAGTTGCCGATACTTTCTCTACAATCCCTGTATGGCAAATGCGGATAGCGTTTTTGAAGAAAATCTGGTCCCCGGGCTGGGGATTTTTTTTATGATATCTGCCCTGTTTTTTGTAGTACTGAGCGGAAGTCGGTGTATAAGCGCTAAATCCTCCCCCGATAAGCTGCTGTGCCTTTACACAGCCAAACGCCTGGACAAAACACCAATCAACAAACATATCGCACCAGGCTTGGCCCTGAAGGGATGGGTATAAATCCCTGGCATATTTCGTGTAATTGTTGCTGCCAGCATTGGCTGTCTTGCTGTCTAACTGGCTATTCGATTTCTTCTCCAAGTATCCAATCTCCTGTGTTGCAATGTTGATTAATTTTTCTGCTGCCTGCATAATTTTCCTCCAATCAAAGAGGCCCAGGATAATCCCGGGCCTTAATAGCTGCTACAATATTGTTACTATGGTTTTACCTCAACAGATGGCAGAACTTCTGTGTGGAAATACATCTTGTAATGGTATGGATCTGTATGCGTCCCCGTGATATCCTCCACCACGTATAAAGTGTAATCGTTCAGATAGATATAATTCTTTTTGTACTCACTGGGACCTGTCTTCACGGTGCATACCAATTCGCCGGAACTATTGTTGGAAATCGACATATATCCTTCCGCCTCCAGGATAATCGTATCTGTCCGGGCATTGTACACCGTGATCTTCCGCTCACACTCGAAATAATTCGCCTGCTGTGAAATGTTGGCATTTACTTTATCTGCTTCGCTGCACCCTGCAGCTAAAAGTACTACGCACATCAATAACGCAAATAATTTCATCTTATTTTTCATTGCTTTCATCCTTTCCGTAATGATTCCCTTTTTCCATCATCTTTGTATCCAGTTCATTTGACTGTTCATCTAACATATCCGCGCCAGCATGAATAAGTTCTTCAGTTATGGCCAGTCCACGGATAAGAAAATCTGGCACATTATAGCCGCATTCCACCAGATTTTCTAAAATACTGCGAACTTCGTTAACCAACAGCGCTGCCAGGGTAAACCATCCCAGTAGGGTCAGGAAATCCAGATTAACCCCTAACAAATCCTGACCCAGATGGATAAAGAGCGCTGGCACTAAAAAGGCCACCAGGATAATTACCCAATATCCTGTTTTTTTCATGATTCCTTTCATCCCCACATAACTGGATTCTTGTTTTTTCTTCCAGGCCTTATACCAGCCAGTCCCCCAGTCTAGGATATTTAGCATTAGGTATCCGGCAAACAGATACCAGTACACCCCAAATATCGCAGAAAATACTGCCACCACTGCCCCTACAGCAGTATTGTAAGTATCAACAAAATCAATCTTCATTATTATTTCACCTTTCTTCTCTCAAAACAGTTTATAACGTGGTTTCTCCTCATCAAACCACCAATACCGCAAATAATCGTCTAGGATGATCCCAGCCAGGGCCACAAGCAGCCATAATCCGAAATACTGTGGGCATACCTGCCCCAGGATGTTTCCCGGCATCTTGCTGTAGTCCCATACGCCCCAACCCAACCATAGGTTTACAATACAGCCGGTTACAAACTCCAAAGCGCTAATAATACTGGCCCCGATGATCACCTGTTGCCATAAGGGCATATTCCACAGGATAACCTCATTAATTGCCCCTAGGCAGGCGAAACACAACCCACCCAAGAAGAACATTGTCCAATGTGTCCAGCCCCGGTAAAACAGCTCCAGAAGGTTGTACAGCAGGCCTCCTGCCACAAATAAAAACAACAGCTTAAGATACTGTTTCATCCTTCCCATCCTCCGCCATAGCTGCTATATCTAAAAGATATGCATTTAATACCTCTGATCTGTACTCCTCCGGCACATCTGCACCATAAAATATTTCCCGAACCATCTCGGTATCCTGACATCCGGTAATCCACATATTGAGGGCATTACAATAGGTAGTATGATAGGATACGTGCCACATGGCCGCCTGGATGATTGCCTGCATATCTGCAGCAGAGTAATACCGGCAGGGCTGGCCGTCTGCGTGGTACTCCAGCAGTTCTGCTCCGGCTACCAGTTGGGCCTGCTTGCCAAAAAGATTTAGCTGATCGTGCTCGGTGAGGCTGAAATGCTCTGTGCTACCGTTGGCCAGGGTAACATTTACCCCTTTGTAGATGGCGCGTTCACAATCTGCCGAAATCTCCGCTTTTTTCGCCGCCTGCCGCTCTGCTAGGGTCGGCACATAGAGCTCAGGAGGGATTGTTTCTCCAGGCTCCTCTGGAGGCGTGTATACACTGCCATCATCGGACAGGTAGACGGTCTGCCCCTCATCCCGGTAGACTGTGCTGTAGCCAGGCAGGTTGGCACACTGGATGCCGCCTGCAGTGTATACCTGGATGTCCCCAAACTCCCTGGGGGTAGCATCCGCAAAGACAACCTGCAGGATATGGCCTGAACGTGGCGTAATGCTCTCGATTTCATAATGGTTCTCTTGACCGTTAATAGTTATTGATTCCATATTATTACTCCTCTCTAAAAATTTTTGGAATTTTATGTATATAAAAAGAGCCTTTCGGCTCTGAATTTTCAAGTTTATATGGTTTTTCGCTAATTCTCTCAATTAAATAGTGATATTGGAAATATTATTGCTATACAAACAGGAAAGCATGACGTAATAATAGAGAACGAATGGGAAGAAACCTTTATAACAATTAATTTCCCTAAAAAATTCTCTGATATTCCTGTATTAATCATGTCACTAGGAAGAGCCGGGTATACAGATCAAACATATTATCAGCTGAATAGAGTTGCACTTGATCATTTTACATGTACTGTTTATTTATCTGGTGGAATTATCAACAATAAAATATCGATTTATTGGTGTGCGATATCTTCAACTGATACACTTAATGATTATAAAAATTTGCTTAATAATGTATAAAACGGAAATGTAAATACAGAATTTTTGCCTGGAACTTTCCAATGTGCGAAAGTTGGACGAATTGTTGTTGGATTAGGAACCCTAATTAGTATTAAAGCTGTCCCTAAAGATACAATGATCGTTTCAGGATTACCTCGCACCTACGATCATTCTGCATTTTCTATTACGGGTACATATGAATTACTTATTGTTTAAAAAATCCCCCAAATATCAGTAAATTCAAAAGTAGTTCTTCCGCTGTTTGTACCTTCATAGGACACAGTCATGTAAGCAGTTTTTATGTTAGTTAATTGATCATTGGATATGCCCGCCTGCATGCAATAAATGCGATGCCCCAATGTATACGCATTCATATCTATACCATAAGCATGGAATGTATTATAAATCCGCCACCCAATTAAGATTACAGGTACTGATGGAGATCCGACTGCAAACATATTATATTTTGATAAATCAGTAATAGTTATGCTGCCGTCACTACAGGCTCCCTCCCATAATCGTTTCCAATGTCTTGTAAAATCACTATTTAACTTAGTGTACAAGTCCATCAACACCTTCCCCTGAGCCGCCGCCAGCGGCAGATCCGTTGCCGTTGATGTACAATTATTCACCAGCTGTCCCGCGTGCAGCACAAACTGCAGTCCCGCCTTCAGGTCACGGTAAAACTGGAAGATATTCATTTTACTGACGACCTTTGACAGAAGATCCGGAAAACTTGCAATCCCTGTCACGCTCCCTGAATCATCAAACTCCGGATTTTCGATCTCCAAGATATCCTCCACCGTTGCTGTCCCTGCCGGATTGACCGTAATCGTAATCTGTGCTGCATTTTGTACTGTGTGCTGTATATTGTAGATAAATGCCGATGGAGAAACATCTGACTGCACCGGCATCTCATCCGGTGTAATAGCCTGTGTCACAGAAAACAACGTTTCCGTGCCTTCGTCAACCTGCGCATACAGCCCGATTGTATGTATCGGATACTGCTGGGTAATCCCGTCATTATCAAACCTGGCAGTTACCTGTGCCACATTATTATTTAACACCTGAGACTTAGAAGGAATCACACTCTGGACAACATCCTGCAGCCCCGTTAATGCCGTTATATTCGTCCCTGACGGATACGCATAACTGGATGTTTTCGCACTGGTAAACATCAGTGCCTTGTTATCTGCCAGTGCCTGGGCTATCAAGTTTTGCCCTTCCTCTGTCACGACTGCTGCTTTATATACTCCCATAATCGTTGCCTCCTTAAATTGTTTGAATCAGTGTGGATATCACTCCGCCAGATGCATTTACTTCTCCGCGGACATCTGTTACTGTATGCTGATAAATCGTTTGGATAAAGATTTGGCCCATCACTCCAGCCGCATAAATGCGTCCGGGAACATAATTGGTAGTCTGCTGGTTTGCTATGATCCGGATATGCGCCGGCACAACATCCCACAGTAAATCATACAGCAGGTCAATCGCACCATACCTGTCCGATGTAACCTTGATTTTTAGTGTCAATGCTGCCGAGTCTACCTCTAAGGTATAGCCGTCTTTTCCATACAGCTCGGTTAATTTATCTCTCAGAAATCCAATCGAAAAGGGCACGATCGTGTTAAACTTTTGCAAAACACGAGCACGCCGAAAATCTAAGGTATCTCCTGCCCGGTATTTTATTTCAAACAGTCTTTCGTAATAAGCGATCGTCGGCTCATCACAGGTAGCAAGATAGAAATTTGCCTGCAGCAGTGCTGCTTTGCTGTTCATCTCACCCAGTGCATATCCGTGGGCATTTAAAATCTCCTGAAATTCAATTACCGGCTTAAAATAATCCGGCAGCTGATCCTTCAAAATCATGATCACCTGGTCTGTATTATCCACCATTTATCACCACCGTTCCCAGCTCTGGAATCTGCTGCAGTTCAGACGTTTCCGTTAGGTGCAGATCCTTTTCACTGCCATTAATCCGCACATTCGTCACATTCACGATCTCTGGTATCGTCAAAACGGCAAAAATAATTCTGGATACATACACCGTCACCGCGTAATCTATTGTATGCCCTTTCAATGGGACCCCCCAGGTCTGGCTAACTGTATCCAGATATTCCTGGATTTTCTCTTCTACTTGTCCCAGATAGGTTTCCGCCCCGTTCTGCACATTCAGTGCAAATTCAATATCGCAGGTAATATCTAATGTTAATGGGGCAGCTGTAGTAATCATCACCGCCGCCCCGATCGGCGCCATGCCATAACCATTAGGAGAGGGTGCTGTACCATCACCTTCGGAAGGACAGATAATATCCTGCACTGTCTGTACCGTTGCCGCGAGGGCTGGTTTTCGCTTATCATCCAGGATACTGCAAAGTACTGTCCCTCCGCCCTGCCATGCTGGGTAAACCTGCACAGCTCCTACCCCGGGAATCGCCAGGATAGCATTCCGGTAAGCCTGTATGTTTCCCCCAAATGCAGCCACACGAAAGGTTTCGAAAAATCGTTCACGCAAGGCCTTATCTGTCTCCTCTTCCGTCCCAGCGGTGATAATCTCTCCTAAAGTGGCAGATGTCAGGTCAGAAACTGCTGTAATGGGCAGCAAGTTGCCAATATAATTATTTCCAACA